AGCACTGGCAACTACTGCTTAAACTATTTAATATCCGGTGACTTTCAAAACGGTGTACCGTTGAGCAAAGTAACAGTATTTGCAGGAGAGTCAGGATCAGGAAAATCATATATATGTTCTGGTAACATGGTTAAGAACGCACAGGACCAAGGCATCTTTGTAGTGCTTATGGATTCAGAAAACGCACTTGACGAATCATGGCTAAAGGCGTTAAACGTCAGCACCGATCCTGAACATTTATTACGAATTAACGTGTCTATGATAGACGATGTTGCAAAGACAATATCGACATTTATGGCAGATTATAGAAAAGAATATGATGGACAAGATAAAGAAGATTGCCCAAAAGTATTATTTGTAATCGATTCTCTAGGAATGTTATTAACACCAACTGATGTAAATCAGTTTGACAAAGGTGATATGAAGGGCGATATGGGTCGTAAGCCAAAAGCATTAACAGCATTGGTTCGCAACACAGTAAACTTGATTGCACCCTGGGATATCGGTGTAGTAGCAACTAACCACACTTATGCATCGCAGGATATGTTTAGTCCAGATGACAAGATCAGTGGTGGTCAAGGTTTTATCTATGCAAGTTCGATTGTAGTAGCAATTAAGAAAAAGAAACTTAAAGATAAAGACTTAGAAGGTGGCTCAACATCAGAAGTAAAAGGTATAAAGGCGTCATGTAAAGTAGTTAAATCACGTTACGCAAAACCTTTCGAAACTGTAGATATCTTTATTCCATATGACGTGGGTATGCATCCATACTCAGGACTTTTTGAACTATTTGAAAAAGTTGGTCTACTTGAAAAAGTAGGTAACCGATACAAGTACGTATCAAAAGAAACAGGTGAAGAAATAATTGAATTCCGTAAAGCATGGAACGCAAATACAGATTTACTCGATATAGTTATGAATGAATTCGATCCAGACGAAACTGTTCTTGAAGCAGTTAACGAAGGCGAAGTTGATATCGAAGTCGAAGCGGAGGCTTTAAATGGATAGCGAATTTATAGTTGAATTATGGGAAACAATGAAACCATACATCACTGCTAGAGAACGTGTAAATGCCGCAGATGAATTTGTGTCACTGCTAGATGCCCACGGCGTTGGCGATGGATTCGAAGATGCTGTAGACTTACCGTCAGAGCTAAGAGCAGCAGTTATTTCACATTATGACTTCGAAGATGACGAAGATGAGGACGAAGAATGGTAGCAATAATTGAAAAATTAAAAACTAATATTCTTGATAACAATGCTGAGGCTGTTCTAGAAGATTTAGAACAGCTCGAGGCTGAGGCACGAAGCGATGGTACTGTTATGAAAGCAGTACTAAGCCCACCTGTTATTACAGAATTGCACGAACTATTGGAAGAACACTTAGGAGTGAATCGCCGACTTATGCAAATACGTCGAGGAAATCACTCACCGAAATCAAGAGCAATATTGTTCATAATGGCAATGAAAATGGGAGTTAGCAAAAGTGAGTCAATGGTACAGAAAGGTAAGTAAGAGCCTAGCAGAAATTGGCCCTTGTATCGATTATTTCGACAAAGAAGTAGAAGATGCAAGAACAGAATTGACAATGCGTACCAAGACCATTGAAAAGCACGAATCTGAACTGCCAGGCATTATCGAGCATAGATTTAATCAATTGCAAGAAATCGAAGCAATTCTCGAATTCTTAAATATCAGACTACGCAAAATAACAGCTAAGAAATTTAGAGAATTCTTAGAACATTATAATAAACAGCTAAGTTCGGCAGATGCTAAAAAATACGCAGAAGGCGATGCAGATGTTGTGGATATGGCGTTAATTGTAAATGAATTTGCATTAGTGCGTAACAAGTACTTAGGTGTAATGAAAGGATTAGATACTAAAGGATTTATGTTAGGCCACGTTACTAAATTAAGGGTAGCGGGATTAGATGATGCTATGATATTGTAGTTGACATTACCACTTTACTATGCTATAATTACAGTATGGAAAGTTTATACACATTGGACCTACGGGATTATTTAATTAGAGATATATCAAGGAATAAAGATGGCAGACATAGTTGCACCTTAACCCAGTCTTCCGTTGTTCCATCCTTCTCCCGGAGACTCAGTGAGATATACAGTATTAGTCCCGTCATTCCACCACCTGCGGCCAGCGACAGTAGCAAGTGATCCTTTCCACCATCCTTTACCTGGACAAGATTTAGCCATTACAATCTTCTCACCATTCGTCCATCGAACCTTTTTAGATTTTAGCATACCGTTAACAAAACCATCTCCAGGACAATCCACCGCCATAATTTGCTCGCTACCGTCATTCCACCATTTTTTTCCTGTGCTTATTTGACCACTAACAAACCCATCTCCAGGGCAATCAAACGCCATGATATTTTTAATTCCATTATTCCAATATTTCTTTCCGGTGTTTGGCTTATTTTTTTCTATAAATGCAGATAATCTCCCAAGAACGTAATCACTATCGGGTTGCATAGTTGTATGCTTTTCCTTCACACCATTATTCCACCATACTCGTTCTTCCCGCTCAATCGACATTTCCACTTTAGTATCTTCGGTATGTTTCCACCCTGCCGAACCTTGTCCACCGTCGGCGATGTTTAGCAAAATTCCAGTATTATCACACTTCTTTCCGTACTGTTTAATCAAGCGAATTTCGACATCAAATGCTTCCGATTCTGTTATTTGGGTTTTGTAGAATTGAATATTTGCTTTATCTTTCGGAACAGGAATTCTTCCATGATTATCATAAGCACGATTGCCGTTTCCTTTGCCTACATAATATGGTGTCCCGTCATTTCTTAAATAAGTATATACATAATATTTTAAACCCATACTACTATTTATCATTTATCACGATATAGTTGAAGACATAGTGGTTGACTTCTTCACGTTAGTGTGTTATAATAGTTTTTTTAATAAGGAATTGAGTGATGACTATAGTTGAGAAAGCAGTTAAGTTTGCAAAACAAGCCCACGATTCTATAGGGCAAAAGCGGAAGTATTCTGGTAAACCTTACTGGGTTCACCCACTACGTGTTATGGAATTAGTTAAATCTGTCGGTGGTACAGAAGAACAGCAAGCGGCTGCCGCTTTACATGATGTTGTAGAGGATACCCCCGTTACAATAGATGACATCCAAAAATACTTTGGCGATCACGTTGCATCGATGGTTAGCGATCTAACAGATGTTAGCACACTGGATCAAGGCAACAGAGCCACTCGTAAAGCAATCGACAGAGAGCATTCAGCCCAAGCGAGTCCTGAAGCCCAAACTGTTAAACTTGCGGATCTAATCGACAACACAGAATCTATCGTGTCAAACGACAGAAACTTTGCAAAAGTTTACCTGGCTGAAAAGCGCCTGTTACTCGACGTCCTTACTAAGGGCGATGAGACACTTCTTAAAATGGCGTGGGAAGGACTGGTGAAAGGCTTGAAGGAACTTGAGCAGTAGACCATTCGCTCACAGGGTTGATTTCGATACTTTAAAAGAGAACGGAATTGACCCTATTTTTTGGCGAAAATATCGCAAGAGGATTCTAAACCACCACAAAAGAAAACCCTGGCACCCATCGGCGTTGAACCGCCCCGGCAAAGCGACCCTTACCTTCGAACACTTTTTGATCTTCAACATATTGACAGGCCGCGATATTTTTCGCGGGGTAGAAGGCAAAGGCGAGCAAATATATTTCCTATCGATTCTAAAAGGCAATAAACATATGGCTCATCCGTTTCAACAACACTATTATAGTATAGTGAGAATCCACAACTTCTTTAAAAAGGCAACAGAATCCGTTGCTTGGTATAAAGTTAGTAAATGGCATTACGAACGCCTCGAGCGAGAAGAGCAAGAATTATTTGGCATATTTATAAAACACCACATGAGTTTTGATTGGAGCAAACATAGAGACCCGACCTACAAATTCTTAAATGAACAATTTAAAATTATACATGATAAATTTAAGAAATCACTTGACAACCAATACGATTATCGTGTATAATACAACTATAACTAAAGGATTAGTATATGGCAAAGGAATGTGTCCTAGAAATCAAGGACGAAGTGAATGTTAAGTTCAATGGATTAGATATTATGACTCGGAGAAAACTGAAACAAGAAGTTGAATTTTTTCTAGAGTATGCACGACATACCCCCGCTTTCAAATTAGGAAGATGGAACGGGAAAGTATCATTCTGTGACATCGGCGGTAGAACATATCTGAACCTGCTTGACAGATTACTTCCGATAGTAGTTGAGGCAGGCTATGAGATAAAAGTTGAAGATTCTCGCCAACAACGTAATTTTGAATTTATACCAGTCACTACAGATTCTTACAAGCATATCATATGGCCAGAAGACCACTCCCACGCAGGCAAGTCAGTAGAACTCCGCGACTACCAAGTACGTGTTATTAACGAATATTTAAAGAATCCACAAGCAATGCAGGAAGTAAGTACCGGCGCAGGTAAGACAATTGTAACAGCCATCTTAGCAGAAAAAGCACAAGCATATGGTCGCACAATAACAATCGTTCCTAGCAAAGATCTTGTTACACAGACGGAAGAAGATTTCTTAAACTTTGGACTTGATGTGGGCGTATTCTTCGGCGATAGAAAAGACTATAATAAAATGCACACAATTTGCACATGGCAAAGTCTTGAGGCATTAGATAAGAAAAGTAAGCGATATGATCCATTCGTGACACTGGAAGATTT